CTTTCACTTCCATTTTCTCCTGCTACTTCTTTTGAAGAACCCAATCCTTCACTTTTATTAATTTTGCCCAAATTTGCAATATCTTCTGAACTCAATGTAGAAGACATCATTGGTGGTACCATAACACTGCTCAAATGTAATACGAAGTTTTCAAAGTAAGCAGTATTGATAATTGAACTTTGTGAATGCCCAAGCGCAATTTGAGGCAGAATTTTTGAATAACCTGTTTGTACTTGTGCTTTATATTTATCTGCCAACTCTTTATAATTATATTGAGTTGTCATTAACATATAAAATCTAAACTTGTATTTATTCTTTTTCGGGCTTCTTCTCTGTACAATTGTATCAAAAATAATTTCAAACTGCAACACTAAATCTCGAAGAGAACCTTCATCATTCAAGATAGATTTTTCAATAGACAATTGACCTTCTGCATTAAATAAATTTTGAGCGACACCTAAATTATTATAAACAGTTCTTTCAGATTTTTGAAGATTATCTGCCGTTGATGAAACTGTTGAATCTGACAAGTCAATAGAATCAATATCCGCGAACGTTGTCAGCACATCAACACCAACAGCATGCTTTAACATTGAAACCGCATTATTATGTATATCTCTTGCTTCATCAACATCAAAAATCAAATCACCATTTTTATCTCTTGGCAATTTTTGAATAATTATAGTTAATAAATCTTGCATTTGTTTTCTATAATCTAAATCTTGCGCAGCATCTAAATCAATAATTGAAGGAATTGCATTTATAAATAACGGCAATTCATTTCCATTTCCGCCAAGAGAAAGTTTGATTGCGCTTCCTGTTTCAAGGAGGTACCAAGACCCGTATCCATCAAGCCATTCTTCACTTGGCAATTTTCCTTGTTTATATAGTAAATATCCTCTTTGAATATCTTTAGGAAACATTTTTAATACTTTCATTCTGTATCCAACATCATGAAAAACATCGTCAAAATATCTCATATTAAATTCAATAGCAGGTAAGTTATTTACCATAAAACGACTGCGGCAATATCTTGCAGGAAGTTCCTGGAAAATAATGCCCTCTTTTCCTTCAATCATGATACCATAATACACGCCATCTCTAATTACATTTAAGGCAATTTGTCCACACACTCTTTTTATGTATGAATTGTCTAAATAATTTAAAAGTTTTGAAAATTCTTGACGAATTTTATCTTCTTTTTTCTCTTCTTCAAAATATGAATCATCGTATATTTCTGGAGAAATATACCAATCATATCTGAACATTGTTGCAGCATAGTTTACAACTTTTTGATAAATACCACTGTTTTTATAAAACCAACGAGAAATTTCCCGCATCTCTTCCACATCTCCAGAAGCTAATGCGCGAACAACAACATCCCTACGCGCCCATTGCGCACTTCTATTATATCTGCGATATTTGTTATATCATCCTATATCCAATATCGCATCTTCAAGGGTCTTAACACCGACCTTAATCTTTCCATATTCGGTTTTAGAGTTGTCGTTCATGTCAAAACCCATTTCATGAATACTTTCTTGTCTTGTCATAAACCCTCCTAATAACCAGCTCTATGCATAATATAATCATAAGAAATCAAGTTCTCATCAGTATAAGGAATCTCAATTAAATTAAGACCATTCATTTGACAAAATCTTCTTTTCTTTTTGTCATTATGCTGTTGCTGAAAGAGACCCTTTTTTCCTCCAAATTTACTTCTTGGTTCATAATGTTGTATGCCTTGATATTCAATGATAAAATCAATGTTACCATCATCATCAAATATAACAAAGTCAAAGCGAAGAGGTCGCCCATTTTCACTGTTTAAGCCTTCAAAAGATACTTCTTCTTTAAATGTTAAACCATTCATTTGAAGAATTTCTTCTATCTTTATCTCTGCCTTTGATGCTCTCATAAAACTCCTCCTCTCTTCTAGTTAAAGAAATTCCATTCAGCTGCATTGAATTTCTTTTTTCTCTTTTTATTATCTTCTTCTTGTTTTATGTAATATAATCCATATTCTAAGCTTGAAACCTTATCTTTTTCAATTCTTCTGTTTGCTCTTTTTAAAATGATATTAATTCCCTCATTTTCTTCTCGAAGGTTTAAAAGTTCCTCTTTTAATATAGAAGTTAAGGTAAATGGTTTTAAATATTCTGCCCTTTCTTCTGAAGTCATTGCTTGACCTTTTTTCTCATTTAATAATTTTGCTTTAGCAATTCTTTCATCAATTAGAACTTGCAATTTTCCAGATGAGATTTGTACCTGTAAGTTTGTATGCGCTTCAGTATTTAAAGCCGCATTGGCTTTTATAACATAAATTGCATCATGCTCAGTTATGTCTGTTTTATATTTTCTATAAAAGCCTTCATCATCATTTGCAACCCCAAAATCTGGTCAAATTTGACCTGTGTCAGGATCAATTTGTCTCTTTACCATATAATCAAGCAAGCCTATGCCCAGACCATTACCGTCGAGCGCAATCATTCTTGCTTTATATTTATAATATAAATCCTTTAGTCGTTTTGCCTGGTCTTCAAAATGCGCATCAGATAATGTTTCTATATTTACAAGTTTTTTAATAGCTGGCCCAACGGTTTGAGGAGTAACTTTTATGACAGTAATAACGGTGTCACAGCCTTTTCTTCCAACATCACAACCTAAAACATAATAAGCTGAAGAAGAACTTCTTCCAGAGTGTTCATATTCTGGCATTTTTATTGTTCTACATCTATCAAAAGCTTCTCCACTAAAAAATGCGTCTTCAGAAGAACCTGACCAAATACTTTCATATTCTCGACCAAAAGAAGCTTCATTATACGTACCATCTTGTTTTAAATCTCTTACGAAGTTCTTATCAAGAAGTTTTGATAAAACTGGAATACGCCATGTTCCACCTAGAACAATAGCTTTACCAGGTTCAGACACCATTCATACTAAAAGCTGAATTAGTTTGTCATACGCAAACGTGCTTCGCCACCCAGCTGTAGTAATATAAATTTGGCTCTTGTTTACAACTTCTTCTGGGTGAACAGAACCATCTCTTGCCCTTCTGGATATATTCATGGTTGGCAAAATGACTGTATTTAAAATTTCTCCATCTACGCCAACGCACTCTTCTATTGTTCCACCAGTTCTACGTCTACCTCTGGAAGATTCTCTTGCCGCAATATTATCAAAAAAAGCTCCTCCTTTAAACTGGTAGTGAGCATAGTCTTTTCCTTCTTTTGTGGAATTTGAATCTCCTCTTTTTCTAACTAATTCTCTATTAAAGGCTGGAATAAGAGTACAAATTTCCTGAACTTTTTCTTTCATAATTGATGCACTCTGTTCTTTCCCTCCCGAGGTTACAAAGAGTTTTGCATCTGGGTATAAGATACAACGCACCATCTGAACCAGTACGGTAAGGAACGACTTCGAATACGCTCTGGGGAATGTCATGTATACGTACTTATAACGAGCAGCGGCACGAAGGAATACTCGTTGATAGAAGAACAAGTGCAATCCATTGGCTGGAATTTCCCCGTCTGCGCCAGTCTGCATAAAATCTATAAACATATCTGGATATTCTCGCCAATAGGCAATATACTGACGAATAACCGGCATAGCTTGATCTAAACGTTCTTTAGACAAGCCCATTTTTCTTCTTGACTTTGCGGATTTTGTTAAGTTTATTAAATTATCTGAAATTTTAGATTCTAAATCTTGTTCGAGAATGTCCTGTAGTGCCATTATGCTGCGTCTCCTCTCGTGAGCGCGTCCATGTACTTATCATCCTCTTCGCGCAATCTATCTTCAAAATCCCTAAAATCCGAAAAATCTTTATCTGTTAAGAGATGTTCGCCACCATCATCTCCAAATAATTCTGCTTCTAAATCATCTGCTTCAGTGTCAGTAGAAGCTTCGTTTTCTTTATCTTTAATAATCTGATTAATAGCCTGTTCAAGCATATCAGAAAGTGCTCCCTCAGAGTCTACTAAATTTTTAGTATAGCTTTGCATATCTTGAAGAACTCTATCCACCTTGTCTTGAGGCCCATCAACGTAAAACCTTGGTATGTAACCATAGGATTCCGCAAGAGCAACAATCTCAGAGACAGAATCAATACCATCTTCTTCCCTTTCTTTATTTTGAATGGCTTGGAAATTTCCAGACTTCATTAAATCATTATATGCTTTGCTCATTTTCTGAAATCCTTCAACATCAGACATGTCAATAAGTTGATCCATTTTTAATGAGGTCTTACAAAGTTTCTTTAAGGTATCTAAATGTCCCGCTGTTTGAATGTCATAAGAATCCATCATATCGTTCCATAACCTTTCCATTTGAATTCATTCTGATTGTTTGTAAGCAGGACCCCATTTAGTCCGCAAATATTTTATGTCATCTTCTGTTAAACCAAAGTCTTCTTCTGGTTCTGGCGCCACAAGAGAAATAGTATCTTGTTCTTGGAACGCAGCGGGCTTCTCCAGGATGGCCGGAGCTATCTCGCCATCGTCCGGTATCCCAGCGGCTTCGCGCAAATCTCCTTCTGGAATATCCAGTTTTCTTTTCTGCAATTCCGCATCTATTTCTTGTTGAGTTGCATCTTGTGCGCGCATAGTTTCTATTATTTTGTTATTTGTAATTTGTTGGATATATTCGGTATCTGCCCAGCGCCATTCTTTATACTGGTTAAGATTCATTTTCGCCAAATATCTCCCTAAAATAGTTACCCCAGTTACTTTGCGCGGGTCTTTGCCGTACTTAGCCAAGAGCTGGTTCCACTCCGAAGGGACATACGGCACATCAGCTTCTTGAAGAATCCAGAGAAAAGTTCTGGAATCTCAGTTGTCAACATGCCGAGTTAAACAATCTTTACATTCTGTCAAACGTCCTGTTGGATATTTTTCCAGGTTGCGAGATTTGTAAAACTTGTCCTCTGCGAGGGTCCGACCGCACTTAGGGCAAAAATGTTTTTCTTTTATCGGCATTTTATTTTCCTCCTTTTCCTTTTTTGTTGCGGCATTCTTTGCAGATGGAATAAAGACCATCCTTTGCCGTTTTATTCTTTGAAAAGTACTTAGGTATTGCTAATTTAATTTGCCCACAACGAGAACATTTTTTATATAAGCCTTTTTCTTCGTTTAGATAATATCAGTCTAGGTATAAGTCTTCTGCTTTTGAAGCAATAATTGCAGGAATTTTTTTTCGCCAAAGAGAAGAAATATATTCTACAGAATAATGGATTCCAAACTCTTCCTCAAGAGCAGATTGAATTTCTGAGTTGCGCTTGCCGTCGACCTTGAGTTCTACTAATCGGTAGTAGAGTGGATGGGATTCTAAAGCGAGTCCGGCCACGTTATCAAAGTCCAAGAGAAGAAGTCAAAGATCGGATTCTGGTCTACCGTAAGCTGATTCTACTGCTTGAGAATAGTTGCAGAGGATGGCGGAACATACTTTTGGGTTTAAAAGGGAAACTCCATGCGCGGTTACGCCTTGGGGGGTTACCGAGATTTCCTCATCCAAAGGAATATCGTGCGTCGAGCGCACTTTATGGTTAGATTGGATAACAGGTTTAAACGCCATCTTTATATCGAACTGATCTTTTCTCGTTGCAATAAGAGCTTTCTTAGCTATGAATTTGTCTATTCCCTCAGATTTTTTTACCATATCATCTCAGAAAGCTATTGATTTTTGCGTTTCGCGCAACTCTGGAATATCTTCTAAGTCTTTTTTAGTTATTTTAGGTGTAGGATGAAGGATTGCATGGCGATTTGATTCAGCGAGATTATAGATGCCATCTTCGCCATTCTCAAATTGAGCGGCTAATCCTTCAAAGGAGGTTTCGTTTTTTCTTATTGTTGCGAGACGGTTTTCTGCTAAAGTTTGACGTTCTTTTTTTTCTACTGCTGTTATTATGTAATTTGCTAGTATCTCCAGGTAGTATCTATTGGGGTCGGGATTTTCTTCTAAAATCCTAGAAACCAAGTCCCTTCTTTCTTCTGGAGAGTCTATTGTATAGTCAAGTTTTAACATTTTTGGCCTCTCTTTCAAAAATATTATAACAAAAATTTTAAGAGTTAGGGGTTTAGAAAAGGTTATTTGGCTAAAAGGATCGAAATCTCGAACCAAATGCAATTTGGGTCGAAGAGAATTCCAGCACAAAGCTTTTTTATTTTATATAAGATTTTTTTCCCAAAATTTATCCCCCCATAAAAACAGAAAAGTATTATCGCTATTTTATAAAAAAAATGACAGGATAAAATTTTCAGCCCCTAAAGAATTTAAAAGGAGTGGGCATAAAAATAAATCTGCTCAACTTGCCGGTTTGCTATTGGTCGCTGGTAACAATAGCAAACCGTAGTTTTAATAAAATCCTCTCAAGCAAAAAGTTAGGCAAGACTAACTCAAGTGGTAACTTTATGCTTTTTCCCTTTTTTGCAGTTAGGTATAACTAACTAATCTTTGTGCAAAAGCTGTTGACACATCAGTCACCATCTGCTATAATATAATCAGAAATAAGGAGAACACACAAGATAAGATATAGACATAGTGATAATAAATAAATGAAAAAAATCAGCAAAGGCTCAAAAATTTATAGATGTATCATCAATCTTAATACAATAGCACGCATACCTCTCACCAAGAGACAGAGTCTTACTAAGACAGACAGCTTGAAGACTTGCTAAAAAAATTGAGATGATGAAGAATCATGTTGAAGAAGCTACTAGAAAATGCAAAGAAAGACTTGACAAGAATTAGGTTTATAGAGTATAATATAATCAGAAAGAGGAGGAACAAATCATGACAATCTACAAAGCTACAAAGAGCATCTATCATTACTGGAAGGACAGCAACAACGGAGGTTGGGTTGACCATACAGAGTACTTCATGACAGAAGACAAAGCACAAGCTTGGGCAAACGACATCAATAAATGGTTCAACATGAGCAACGAACTTGTTGAGGTAGACAAAGACCTTCACAAAGGATGGTTCGTTGGAGTAGAGGGTATCACAGTTAACGAGTAAAAAGGACGGAGCCAAGCTTGGCGCTTCGTCCTTGGTCACATGCTGCAGGACGAAGCGAGTTTAAGCTTTGCGCAAACTAGCAAAAAAAACAAGAGAAAAAACACGATAAAAAAGATTAAAAAAGTTTCCCAAAAGTGTTGACAAATAGACAGTCTTCGCATATAATATAATCAGAAAGAAGGATAAGACAATGACAAAACAAAAAGAATTAGTAAGAGCAGTTTGCTACAAGACAGTAGAACCAACAGTATATAACAAAGGCACTCAATGGGAGACAACATGTGATGAGTTCTTAGCTTATCTAACTTATGAAACTCTTGAAGATGTTCAAGCTGAATGTGAAAGATTGAACGCTGAAAAACCAAACGCTTTGTGGAACGGTCGACCTGTTGACTGGACACAAGTTGCTTACTTCTACGCAATAGAACAAGAAGACTGCTAACAGAAAGTGGTCTTCTTGTAAAAAAGTTGTTGACAAAACAACAAACATCGACTATAATATAATCAGATAAAGGGTTAAGGAAAACCTAAGGAGGAAACATCATGACAATCTATAAAGCAACTAAACACATCTATAAATACTGGTTAACACCTTACAAGAGTGGACATGAAACCTTCACTGAATACTTCATGACTGAAGAAAAAGCTATCGCTTGGATGAATGAAGACCTTGATAAATACTACAACATGAAGAACGAATTCGTTCCTGTTGAAAAAGACTGCCAAATGGGTAGAGTTGGAACGGTTGAAAAAATCAACGTCAACGAGTAAAAAGGGGTTGAAAAACCCCTTCAGATTTGATATAATTTAGTAAAGAAAAGAGGTAAGGACAATGAAACGAACTTTAAGACCATCAATCCAAACTTTTATAGAAGTAGTATCAATCATAATTCTAATTATGTTAGCTTCAATCAATGACTTTGAATTAAACGCACTACCATTTATTTTAACACTCTTAACAGTATTAATTGTAAACGGATTAATCTTAATTTGTTACGGAAAACAGTAAAAAGTTGTTGACAAATAAGTCAACATACACTATAATATAATCAGAAAGAGGGGTACATACCATGACACAAATTCAAAACATGCCAAACTATGCTAAAGACTATGACTACATCGTTGCTACTAACGTAAAAGGAACTTACTGGTTCTGGGGCGCTTACAATGATAGAGACCGTGCAAACGAGGTTGCACTTGAGGAAGGTGGTCGAGTTTTCAGAAACGAATAGCAAAAAAGAGGACGGCGCGCCGTCCTTGATCCTCAGCTCAGGACGGCGCGATTTTAGCATTGTTTATATTTTACTGTTTTTTGTGCATAAAAGGATAGAAAAAATAATTATATTTTC